CCCGCTTAACATTGAACTCTTCTTCTTTAAAGTGGAAGAAGAGTTCCCTGTTAGCGGAAACGCAACACTCCGTAAATTGTGTTGCAGATGAAACCACCTTACTAGGCATAGACCAAAGCAGTGATTTCATGATAGAAGATTTGTCTAGTGGTGCAACCCAATGACCCAAGTCTTCCCGCCATACGAATCCCCTCTTCAGGAAAGTCATATTCTTCTTTTTAACAAAAGGTTCTAAAACTTCACCTTTTGTGGCTGATGTATACTTCATACCGTAATGTTTTAAGCAGAATTCTGCATAAGTAACATTATTGTAGTAAGGAGCAGCACTAGAAGAAACAGCACCCAAGAGATCATCACCATAAGTGATTATTCTGACATGGTCCCAGAATTCCTCTGATTTAAATGGTATTTTACCAAATTCACATAAGTAAACCCATGCGTACATACACATAATAACATTTTTCTCACAATTTTTCTCGGCTGTTGGATAAGCTCCCGAGGGAGTCATTGATACTAAAAGTAACACACCACTCAATATAATAGCTGGTAATATATCATCACTGAATATGCCAAATACCATTAATAGAGCATAGGGTGAGTATCCTAGTATTTCTAATACCTTATATGTTACAGAGTTGGCTGCACAACTCACATCATGTAACATAGTAGTATCAAATGCGCTATAATCACCTTCTAGAACGTTCATCGGAACACCGGGTTCTAGATCCTCCAGATAATTAACTATATTGTCAACATCTGTGGAATGCATATTCAAACCTAAACCTGTTTGAAAAGCAAAATTGATCATAATCATCAATGAATAATATGGTATAAGAAACATTCTCTGCACTATTGTCATCTCCATGGACGACATGCAAAAAACTCTCGTCTTACCGTAATCATTCTTCTTCTTCGATCGAGCCTCATCTTTCAATTGAGCCCCAATCAAAGGGTTAGCTTTTTCACCTACTTCATAGGCTTCCAATACTTCGTGTACTTGCACTAA